GCTTCGATACTTCTAGCACCAAAACCAAAAGCTCCAGGCTCAGGTCCAGACAACAGAGTCAGTCGTCGGCGTCTTGGTGGCCGTTCTGGGCAAGAGCGTTTCAGCCCCACAACTGGCTTTGACACACAAGCCGATCTAGCGGACTATGCAAGTCCAATCCCTATTATTTTTGGCCAATACACTGGAGCGACTGGCGGAATTGTTGCTTCACCTAGTTTGGTGTGGTCTCGTGCGTTTTCGCTTGGTTCGCAGCAATCGGTCAAGTTATTGTTTGTGCTTGGCGAGCAAGGGTTAGGGGAAGGAATTGCAAAGCCCGAACTAAACGGAATCTTCCTTGGCAATAGTGCATTAGACGCATCTTATGATCATGCGTTTGCTTTTTACTGGAAAAGGAACAGTAATAGCATTTCGCGAATCAAAGCCGCGAACCTTGCTTACGGTTCTAGAGGAACGCTGGCCTCAGGAGACATAGAGGCTAATGACGATATTTTCCTTTGTCCAACAGGCCAAGGTTTTGCAGACACTGGGTTCTCTGGAGCGCATAGCCCATCGTCCAGCACTCAGTTTGGGGTTCATTCAGCAATTCCAAACGGCACAAACTATCGGGTGAACTGGCGTGTAATTTCAATTCCAAGCCTTGAAGATCAAGAGGACGACCCTAAAGAGCGTCTTTTGTCTGAAAGGATGAAGATTGCGGGTGACTACGGGATTGAAACTGGCTCAAATAAACAACACGCCCAGATCAGAGCCCAAGGCCAAAGAGGAGTTGGCCGTAATTATGGCCGCCGCATGGGTCTTACTCATTTGAACGGTGTTCCAGTCTCTGACAGTGGCTCTACGCCTACGCAAGTGCGGGAAGCGGCTGTCGGGGATATAGCAACTTTCACGATTGCTCCCGGTGAACTACCCGCAAATACTTACCACCTTGGCACAAATGCAGTTAGCGTCGATGATATTAATTCAGCTATTACGGCATCACGCAGAAGCGCAGATGATGCTCTCCAGGTAGGTGAAACGATAGTAATTGGGCGCACTGTTTGGGTTGTTGAAGCAAGAGCTTTACCTATCTGGACAGAAGGCAGCCGTCAGGAGATACAGCTTCGTTGTGTTGAGATTTTTGGTACGGCGCTTGGCGCGTCAATTGGACTAGTCAGCGAACGGATGATTTTGCGAGGAATCTATAACGACGACAATGGGCTGACTAATACTAGAAACGCTTTAAATATGAATGCGGGCGCAGGTTTTTACCCGTTACTTAAGGCTAGTTTTGGAGTCGTAAGAAATACGCGAGCTTGTGGAGTTACTGAGATTGGTATTAGATCTCAAGTGTGGAATCGCGCCAATGGCCTTGCAAATTTTGCAACAATCCCATCACCAGCGGAATTGATTTCAGCTGAACGCGACAAGATCAGCTTTGAAGTTGGCACAATGTCGCTTTATCTTAAGCGCACATCTGTCTGGACAATATGGCTGCGCCCTGCTGGAACGGATGAAAATGGAACAGAGTACGAATGGGCTCCATTAGGAGAGCAGTTTTGTGTCACGGGAGAAACCCCACAAGACCAATATAATTACATTCGCTTTGGTCATCCAGAACAGAAACAGTACGAGTACAAGTTTGTTCCAAAAAGCGGAGCTGATGTTGCACGTCATAGCCCTGATGATGCTCAATTTATACGCTTAAACGCAAAAACAAATCAGCTTGTAGGTGGAAAATATGAAACAGCGTATGGAGTCTTTGACGTTAGTGCCACAGGAGAGTATGTAACCGTTGGCGCTATTACATACAACCCAGAGATGGCGACGAATCCTATTGTCAGGGAGGGAAGCACAGATTACACGGTTCCTTCTTCTATCGAAGTAGAGACTTATCTTCCTGATGAAGAGGACAGTAGTGTGCAGGCCGCAAGTGTTGGCTGGTACGACTGGCTTCCCACTGGCGGAACGCAAGGCAGGAGAGGCGCAACCCATTATGAACTATTCGGTCAAGCTAGTTACTTTGGCAAGACTGGCACGGCGACGCGCACTGCAAATCTTGGAGATGGTCGTTCAATAACAATTCAATTTAATGGTGTTGTGAACGACAAGTACCCAGCTGAACATCCTTATTTTCCTGGGTATAGGGCTTGGAGTTTTAGCAGCATTAACGTTGTAAGCAGCACAGGAGGATTTAATACCAATCAGGTCTTCAATGTCGGGATCCCTGTCTCGGCAGGCAATCCAAGAGCAGCTCCCTATGGATTAACAACTTGCGGTGTTCGGTTAATTGTTCTTTCTACAACTGCTGCCGTTCAACCAAAGGGTCGAGAATCAGCGTGGGAATTTGAACTGTTAGGTAATCAACAGCTTTACCCTCTTGGCCACACTCAAGTGGCAACATTTACGGCAGTAAGCAGTTCAGGAGCCTTGGCTACTATAAAGGCAACAGGCGTTGTCACGCCTAGACCAGCTAATAACTTGCAGTTTTTCCCAGGACAAACGCAAGCTTGGGACGTTAGTTATGCAGTTGAGCCTTTACTCAGCTACGGAACTTGGGTCAATGGAGCATTAATCGAAAACAATGCTGTAGTTAGCGCAAGTAATCCGTTTGGTACGCCAGGGTTAACCATTGGCGTATTGTTGAAAGTTTTATCTCTTACAACAGTGCAGGTTCCGCCTGGATTTACTGGTGAAAGAGTTTTTGAAGAAAACAGCCAAGTAAATGATCTCAGCTTGTACGGTGACCTTTTAAACAAGTCAAACGATTCATCACCAGAACACGAAATTACATATGTAAATGAAAGTGTTGCAAACAATAACGTCCCAGGTTATGACAATTTAACGCTTTGCGGTTTAGCGTTAAAGTCTTCTCGTAATTTTGCGAGTGTTGACCAGCTTCGCGTTTGGCTGGCTGATGGCATTTCAGTTAAAAAGTTTCAAGCAGATGCGCCTTCACCAATAGGCCCAAGCAACAAATTCACTGATCTTGTCTATTACTTGTTAACTGACAAGACTGCTGGTGCGGGAAGCGTTGTATCCGCTGAGCTAATCAGGACAGAAGATTTTCCCGCTACTTCACAGTTCCTGAAAGCAAACAAGCTGTTTTTTGATGGAGCGATTGACGCACCAACAAATCTCCGGCAGTTTATTTCTGATACAGCACCGTTCTTCCTTTGCAACTTTGTCATCAGTGACGGCAAATTCAGTTTGGTTCCTGCACTACCTACAGACTTAAACGGCAACATTACTCAGCAGCCAATCGTCATTCAGCAGCTATTCACTTCTGGCAACATTATCGAAGATTCGTTCAGCCTTGAATACTTGGGTTCGGAAGAGCGCAAGGACTTTCAGGCTGTGGTGCGTTATCGCCAAGAGCAAAGAAATCAATTGCCGGAAGAAAAGACGCTTGTCGTTCGCTTTGCGGAGTCAGGAAGCGATCAGTATCCGATTGAGGCGTTCGACCTGACGCAGTTCTGCACAAGTCGTGACCACGCTTTCTTGGTAGCGAAGTTCTTCTTAAGTCTTCGCCGCCGGGTGACGCATACCGTCAAGTTCCGCACCAGTCCTTTTGGCATCTCGTTGGCTCCAGGCAATTTTATTCGTGTTGTCACGGAAGCCAGCCCGTACCAGTCAGCCAGGAATGGAACGATTAGCGCAGACGGCACAATCGTGTCCGCCACTGCAATTACTGATGGAACGTATTCAATCGTGTTCTTTAGGTCAGATGATGATGAAGTGACTCCTGCCACGATGACGGTTGCGGGTGGCAAAGCTGTTGAGCCTACGCTTTATGACTCGTTGTTTACGATTTCAGAGACATCCATTTCGTCTAATGTGTATATGGTTGAACAGCTGACACTGGCAGAGGATGGAATGGTTGACGTTGTGGCAACTGAGTTTCCGACAACTAGCACTTTCAACAGCCTGATGGCCCAAGATGTATTGACTGACAGCGCGTTTACCACTGAGGGCTAACAATGGCATTTCCTTCTCTTACCCCAACAAGCCGTCAGTTTGAGACGGGTGACTACCCGATCAAGACGTTTAAGTCTCAATCGGGCGCTGAGGTTCGGATTCTGTACGGCAGCCAACGAACCAACATGAAGTTGAGTCTTAGTTACTCAAATGTGAGCGATGCAAACACGGAACTATTTATTGATCACTTTGACGAGACCAAGGGCACGTTTTCAGTTTTTGATTTGCCTTCAGAGGCTCTGGCAGGTTGGGGCGGCAACAGTGACGCTTTAGATGCTTCAGGCTCTAACGAATGGCGATATGAAGCGGCTCCACAAGTTGCTAGTGTGCGACCTGGGGTTAGCACTGTTACAGTGGCCTTAGTGGGTGTCTTCTGATGGCAAAGGTTTACACCGGCAGAGATGGCGTAATGCAGCTGGCAGGTGTGACCCTTGCCAAGGTCTCAAATTTTTCGCTGCAATCTGATTTAGAGACGTTAGAAACAACAACGTTAAACGAGAATATCCGCAGCTATAGCCCTGGCATTCTTGGCTATTCTGGCAGCGCAAACCTGCTGTACTACAAGGACGATAGTAATGCAATTAACACGGAAAATCTGCTCAACAAACTGATAAAAACAGGCACTGCTGGCG